ATCTCGCCGACGTCGACTTCTCGCTGTCACCCGTCGACATCCAGCGCAACGCGATCGAGCAGGCGGACGCCGGTAGTGCGGTCTCGATCGACAGCTACGCGCAGCTGCCCGCCATCCTCGACGCGCCCGACGCGGTGACGAGCGCCGGTCGATCGGCAACAGGCGAGCCGCTGGTGCGCTTCGTGAAAACGATCGCCGGCGTGCGCATGGTCGCGGTGTTCGCGCTGCGCGGGACAAGCCGCACGCTGGCGCTGGTAACGTTCGAGGTGGAGGCCGCGTGATCGAGCTGATCTACAATCCCGCGCCGCTGGTGACCAAGCTGCGCTCGCTGTCGGCCCGCCTCGCTGACCTCACGCCCGTGCACCAGGATATCGGCGAGCAGGTGCAGGAATGGACGAAGCAGCGCTTCGTGACCGGCACGGCGCCCGATGGGACCAAGTGGCGGCCGAAGCAGCCGGCGACGATCGCGCGCTACAAGGCGAAGGGGGACGGCGACAAGCTCCGCCCGCTGATCGGTCCCTCGGGACGGCTCGGCAAGGAGATACTGGTCGACGCCAACCGCGAGCACGCCGAGATCGGATCGAACCTCGAATATTCCGGCGTCATGCAGGACGGTGCAGGCCGGGGCGCGTTCGGGACCGACAAAGCCGGGCACCCGCTGCCTTGGGGCGACATCCCGGCGCGCGTGTTCATCGGCCTGTCGGACACGGAAGAGCGCACGATCCTGGAGATCGTCGACGAGCATCTGGCGGACGCTGTGGACGAATGAGGCGTCAGCCGATAACTGTCCGCTGAGAGGCCGCTGAGCGATCTCTGACTGACCCCGGCCTAGGCCGGCATGTTTCGGCGGTGCCATCACCGCCAAACGGGGCCTGTGAAAGGCCAACTCGCCCTCTGCTCCGCGATCGCGCTGCCCGCCGGTGAAGTGCCCGAGTGGGTGCACCTGCTGCCGGTCGGCGCGGTGAGCACGGTCGACGGCCGCGGCCCCTACAGCGTCACCGACATGCCCGCGATCATCGAAGCGTCGATGGCGGGCGGCAAGCTGGTGCTCGACGAGAACCACGCGACGGACCTCCAGGCGCCGAAGGGCGGCAGCGCGCCGGCGCGTGCGTGGATCACCGAGCTACAGGCCCGCGAGGACGGCATCTGGGGCAAGGCGTCGTGGACGCCGGAAGGCCGCGCCATCGTTGCCGGCTATCGCGGTATCTCGCCCGCGGTCGTGCACCGCAAGGACGGTGTGGTGCTCGCGATCGCGCGCGCCAGCCTGACCAACACACCCAATTTCCGGGGCCTGGTGTCCCTTCATGCAGAGGAAGATCGCATGGATTTCCGTGCCTGGCTGATCGAGGCGCTTGGCCTCCCGGCCGACTGTGACGACGACGCCATCAAAGCGGCGATGAAGAAGGCGATGGATGCGGCGCCGAAGGGCGACACGGTCGCGCTCCAGTCGATCGCGACGCTGGTCGGCGTCGCGGCCGACGCGGACGCCGCAACCGTGCTCGCCGGCGTGCAGCAGCTGAAGGACGGTGTCGGTGACGATGCCACGATCACCGGCCTCCAGTCCGAGTTGGCGACCGTCACCGGCAAGCTGAACGGGTTGATGGACGCGACCGCGCGCAAGGACGCGACCGCGTTCGTCGACGCGGCGATCGCCGAGGGCCGCGTCGGCGTGAAGCCGATGCGTGACCGCTACATCTCCATGCACATGAAGGATGCGGCCGAGGCGGTGGCGCTGATCGGCGCGCTGCCGAAGCTGGCGTCCGGCGCGACCCTGACGGGCGATCCCGAGCGCGGCCAGGACGGCCTGGGCCAAGCCGACGAGCAGGTGCTGTCCCTGATGGGGCTGGATCGCAAGGCGTACGCGGACACGCTCGCCGCTGAAGGAAAGGCAATCGCATGACCGCGCTCGTTTCCGATCGCAACACGCCCAAGCGGGAGCGTGACGACGTCGAGGCACATCCCGTCCAGAACGGCGTCACCATCTTCGCCGGCGCGCTCGTCGCGCTCAATGCCGCCGGCATGGCGATCCCCGGCGCGGTCGGCGTCGGGCTGATCGCGGTCGGCCGGGCCGACCAGCGCGTGACCGGCGACGGCATCAAGCCCGTCACCACCCGTCGCGGCACGTTCCGCTGGGTGAACAGCGCCGCCGGCGACGCCATCACGCTCGCCGAGATCGGCGACCAGGCGTACATCGTCGACGATCAGACGGTCGCCAAGACGGACGGGGGCGGCACCCGCTCGCCCGCGGGCATCATCCGCAACGTGGACGCCCAGGGCGTCTGGGTCGCGATCTAAGGGGCACCTGAGACCATGATCATCAATTCCGCCGCCCTCGCCGCGTTGCGGGTGGGCTTCTCCACCGCCTTCAAGAAGGGGCTGGGTCAGACGTCGTCGCAGTACACGCTCGTCTCGACGACCGTGCCCGCGACCACGAAGGAACAGCGCTACGGCTGGCTGGGCAAAATCCCGAACGTGCGCGAGTGGATCGGCGCGCGCGTCGTCCAAAACCTCTCCGAAGCGGATTACTCGATCCGCGAGAAGAAGTGGGAGCTGACGATCGGCGTCGACCGCGACGACATCGAGACGGACAATCTCGGCATCTACGCCCCGCTGTTCGAGAACATGGGCGAGTCGACCGGGTCGCAGTGGGACCAGCTCGTGTTCGGGCTGCTGCTCGCCGGCTTCTCGACCAACTGCTACGACGGGCAGTTCTATTTCGACACCGATCACCCGGTGCTCGACGCGGCGGGGAATGTCACCTCGGTCGCGAACACCGACCAGGTGGCGGGTAACGGCCCGGCGTGGTTCCTGATCGACGCGTCGCGCGCGCTGAAGCCGATCATTCTTCAGAAGCGCAAGGACTTCAACTTCGTCGCCAAGGACAAGGAGACCGACGACAACGTCTTCGGCCTCAACGAGTACGTCTACGGCGCCGACGCGCGCGCGAACGTGGGCTACGGGTTCTGGCAGTTCGCCTGGGGATCGCGGCAGCCCCTCAACGCCGCCAACTACGCGGCGGCACGCGCGGCCATGCTGGGCATGAAGGGTGACTACGGCCGCCCGCTCGGCATCCGCCCGACGCTGCTCGTCGTCGCGCCCCAGCTCGAGTCCGCCGCGCTGAAGATCGTCAACAACGAGTTGGGCGCGAACGGCGAGACCAACGAGTGGAAGGGCACCGCGAAGGTGGAGGTGGTTCCGTGGCTGGCATGAGCGACAATCCGACCCCGAACCGGCGTCAGCGCCGGGCGGCCGCCGCCACCGGCGACAATGGCGTCGAGCAGGTGGCAGCCACCGCAGACGCGCCGATCGTCACCGACTCGCCGGTGCCGGCGAGCGAGGTGGTGGCAGCGCCGCCGGCTGGCAGTGATATGCCGGACGACACCGCAGTGCTGCCGGACCCGACGCTGACGGCGGAGCCGGGTGCCCCGGCGCCGATCGTCACCGCCTCGCCGCCGCTCGCGGCCGAGCCGAGCGCGCTCGACGTCGTCCAGGCGGACGCCGCGGCCGAGCGGATCGCCAGCGGAGCCGAACAGCCGGGCGATCGCGACCGCGCGCACCCGGCGGTCGCCGGTCAGACGATGCTGGCGATCGAAGGCGATCGTCACCGGGGCGCCTGGCTCGACGAAGATCGCGTCGCGCAGATCAGGCGTGACGTGTTGGGCGACGACGTTCTCAATCGCCAGATGGTCGACGGCCGCATCGTGTTGACGATCGAGGAGATCGCGGACGGCCTGGAGCTGCTGGCGAAGTCCGACCCCATCGGAATGGAGATCATCCGCACCCGCTTCTTCCCCGACGCGATCGGCGAGCTGACCGAGCACGACCTGGAAGAGGCGACCGTCACCATAATCGAGGTCGTCGGCCCGCCGCAGGGGCGTCGCCGCGCGGGCATGATGTTCGGGCCGCAGGCGCGGCGTTTTCTCGCCAGCGACCTGCGCGCCGACGAGCTGGACGCGATCCGCACCGATCCGCTGTTGACGGTCGGCGTCAGCGAGCTGGGCGAGGCGGATGCCGGCGTCGCGTTCGCCGATACGATCGAGGCGCCGT